TGTTCTGTCTTAGAGCTAGTTTGCTGTTTAGAGTTTTCTAATCTAGTATTTAATTCAAACTCAAATTGCATTAGTTCTTTTTTAAGTTGAACTTCTTGTTGTAGATATTGTATTTTTAGTTGGCTTCTAGTTTGCTCTAGTTGAGCCTCAGCTTGTGTTTTAGCTTGTTGCTTTTGCATTTCAGCTTGCGCTGCCGCTTGAGCTTGTTGTTGTTGGGCTTGAGATTGAGCTTGTATATTTTCTTGCTGCATTTGTTGATCTCTAGCCATTTTAGCTTTTCTTTTTACTTTTAACAATTGATTAGCAAGTTTTACATTTCTTATAGTACGTAAATCAATAGCGTCATCTAAATCAATAGACTGCTGTTGCAGCGCTGCTTGAATGTTATTCTCTAACAATTGTTTTTCTTCATCATCTGGGGCTAATTCTATAAATATACCAAAATCGTGTAAATGTAAATTTTCCATTTCCTCAAGAGTAGCAACATTATGAGCGCCTAAAGCTCTTATAAAAGCCTCTTTTGTTGGTGAATATTCTATTATATCTGCAACTCGTAATGATAAGCACTCTGCCGTTTCAGCGGTTAAATACAGCATTGATTGTAATATATGTCTAGTCGCTGTGTTAGAATTAGCAGCAGCTAATTTTTGAACGCCAACTAAAGCGTCTCTATCTGGAGTACTAGCATCTCTAGCCTCATTTAACCCAGTCACATCTCTTATCATTTGTAAATAATAATTATATGTAGTAATTAAACTTTGTAATTTATTACTATTAATACCATTATTTATTTGCTGTATTGGAACTTTACCTGGATTCATATCACCTTCTGACGTAAAGCTTCTACCTATAACACTACCAGTTTGGAAAAACATGTTTAAAGCTTCTTGTGGATTATAATTAGTTCCATTACCTAAATCTATTTCAGCTAAACCATCAGCATCTAAGTATACACCGTCAGGCACCATACGCGCCATTACTTGTTGTAGCTTTAAATGAGTTAGTTGAATCATATCAGCAAAACTAGTTATTCTTCCAACTAAACTTTCTATTCTACCTTCATATAATCTTGGTGCTACTATTTGATAGTTCATTTTTACTCTTGAAAAATCAGAGTCAGAACGCATCATGTTAGGACACATTCTCCATTTTAAAACTTTATCAGCGCCTATAATATAAACGCCTTCGTATAAAACCTCAACAACTCTTTCTAATTTACTAAAGTCGCCATCCATATTTTCTACAGGCGGATCAAATGTATCATCTTTTTCAATTACCTTTTCTCCACCAGCAGCTGTTGATTTAAGTTTGTAAACATCATTCATATGTGTCTTATAATTAAAGTATAAAACTTGAACTTTATTTTTATCTCTATTGGCTACATAATCTAATGGGTATGCATATTTATCTACTAATTCTTTTATTTCTTTTTCAGATAATTGAGGAAACTCTTTTACAAGTTCGTTTATAGGTAATTCTTTTACTTCACCAATATAGTATACATCTTCAAAGTATGGTGATTCAGTATGAGAGTATACTAAATCAGCTGGATCAACATATTCAGCTTTAGCTCCGCTACTAAAATCAAACGTAGTTTTAGTTGCTCCAATACCTAAAACAGTTAAATCATATAAACATCTTTTTCTTATTAAATCATAATCACTACCTTCTAACAAAACATTTATAGCTTGCTCTTCGGCTAACTCGACAGCTTGTTTATAGTTAAGCTGCATATGTAAAGCTAATTCTTCTTTTGTATCTGGTAATTCTTCTGGATTATTTTCATAAAGATCTATATCAAAAAGCTGCTTAGTAACATCGTTAAACTCTTTTGATCGCATATCTCTTAATACAGACTCCATATACTCCGTTCTTTTACTAACACCGTACTCATCTTGTGAAAAACAATTTATTTCGTAATTTCTTTGAGCCATGCCATTAACTACAATATCTACAAACTTAGGCACAATAGGCACTGGTTTCCAGTCTAAATTAAGATAAGATAAATCACCATTAATAGATAATTCATTTTTATATTTTTGTATAGGTTGCTCACCTCTTGCATATAATCTTAATGTGTGAAAATTAGTTTTGTGACTATTATATTTAGATGTAGTTCCCGAGAACCATTCATGTCTTATAGCTCTTGCTACTTTTAAACCATATTCTTCACTTAGTTTTTCTAAATCACTAACTGCTTGCGATGGAAAATGTATAGAATGTTCTTGTCTCATATTTTATTCTTAATTATCTGTGATGAAAACCCTTTATTATTGTATCTTGATATATGTATATTTAATGGTGTTTTTTCTTTATTTGGATTTGGTTTATATAAATGTCTATTACAAGCCATTATTGCTAGACCAGAACTTATTGCAGCATCGTGCTTAGTTCTTTTATTTATATCAAACTTAGACCAATCATTTAAAGTTTCGTTAAAATACATAGTGCCGTAAGTATTATCTTGTAATAAACCAACGTGGTCATTAATATACATTTCAATTGCGGCTGCGTGAGCTTGCTTTATGTCCTCACTAGAGTTAGGTATTCCACCAACTTCTTTTTCTGCAACTGATAGTTTGTTCCAAATTTTATCCGGCCTGTTCATGCTAAACCCTCTATACCCTCTTCTTCTTAAATAATACAACAATCTTGGTTTATTGTTTTCTGCAAGTAACGGCATGCCATAAAATACTAACGCCATCAAAACATCTTCAAAAAATATTTCAGCAGTTTGTGGTCTAGCTATATATTCTAAAAAGAAAGTGTTGGCAGGGG